TGTTATGTCCGTGTTATGTCCGTGTTATGTCCGTGTTATGTCCGTTAAATGATGGGTTTCATTTTATGAGGTGTAAAACTTCATATTATGAAGCTATTTTTGCAGTTTTCATTTTTTCTTGAAATTCCAGTAAACCCTGTCTGGTACAGGGATTGGGGGGTTTTTGAGAGGAGATAAACTTCATATTATGAAGTCTAATAAAAACCCTATATTTAGGGGTTTCATTTTATGAAGATTAATTTGCTGTATAAGGCAATATTAGTTAACTTTCGCAACTTTCGCAACTTTCGCAACTTTCGCAGCGTCTTAGTCTTCTAAAAGTTTATGAATGAATATGTGGATATGCTGATTGACAGTAATCATCGCCTCACGAAAGATGAACTCCACCTGTATGCAAAGATGATGAGGAAACGAAGGAAGGAACGAAAGAAATTTGCTGCATTGAGAAAAGAGAATGCCAGGACAAACTTTGTGCATAAAAAACCAAAGAAACACATTCAACCATTATAAGGAGAGAAAATGGCAGTTACAGTAATTAAACCGGAAAGTGACCCGGAGGTAAGGAAGTGGACTATAGGAGGTTCCTATGCAGGAGCAATCAATGGTACAAATCCCTGGATGTTTGGAACAGATGTCTATGATTTGGTACTGGGGCTGAAGGAACCAAAGAACTTATCTGATAATCCTGCAGTTCAGGCAGGAGTTATGTTTGAAGCTGGAGTGGGCAAGCTGTTTACCGAGAAAACAGGAATTAAGATCAGGATGGTTTCCAGGACAATGAACTCAAAAGAATGGCCAATTGCGCAGGCTCACATTGATGCAAAGGTAATTGGAGAAAAGGTGGGTGTTGAGATCAAGACAACTGCTGCATGGAATGCTTCACATTGGGGGCCAGAAATGACAAGGGACATACCGCCAAATTACCTTGACCAGATTAATCACTATCTCTACGTTACAGGCTGGGATTACTGGTGGTGTGTCGTGCTGATTGGAGGGCAAAAAATACAGGTTTACAAGATTGACAGAGATGAGAAACAGATAAGGAAACTGATTGATAAAGAGAAGGATTTCTGGAATAATCACATATTAAAAAAAATTCCACCTGAACCCATGTCTGCAGAAGANGCAATGCTGCAATTTCCAAAGTCTTCTGAGGAACTGGAGGAGATGAAGGCAACTCCACTCNTGCTGAACCTTATTGCAACAGGTCAGGATTTAAGGGAGAAGGAAGCTGAGATTAAGGCTCTGAAAAGTGATAATAACAAGGATATAATGAACCACATGAAAACTGCTGCCGTTGTGGTTGATGAAGAAGGCAGGAAACTTGCTACATGGATTAATGGTTCTAAAACCGGGCTGGATCAGAAAGCCCTCAAATTGGCACATCCTGATCTGGCAGATAAGTTCTGCCGTGTGTCTGAATTTCGCACATTCAAAATTATCGAAAGGAGAGCATGAGCGAAATAACAATATTATCCGGCAAGAAACCCAGACCTTTGAGGATTGGGATTCATGGGGCCGGAGGAAGTGGTAAATCCACTTTTGGAAAAGACGGAATGTTCCTTGATTTAGAAGGAGGGATTGACAATATTGATTGTAAGTCAATTGATCTTGTTGGCAAATCCACTAATGATATTATGGATGCACTTCGTTACATATATAAGGAAGCCGATATGATACAAAATGAAATGATAGTTGTTGATTCATTGGATTGGCTTGAGAAGGTTCTTTGGCAGAGTGTCCTGGATGACGGTACATTTAATACAAAGAACTTCACTTCAATTGAGGAGTTTGGATACCAGAAGGGATATACTTTTGCCTTGAATTTCTGGAGGGAAATTTTAAATGCCCTTGAAGCAATTCGGAAAAAAGGTTTTCATATCCTGCTCATAAGTCATTCACAGGTTGTGAGACTTGAAGACCCTAACCTAGACCCCTATGATATGGTTACGTTGAAACTTCATAAGTTTATCAGGGGTACAATTCTTGAATGGTGTGATGTAGTCGGGTATGTTGCCCCGGAGATATTCACCACCAAGAGTGGAGATGCATTTGGNAATACCAAATACAAACCCACTACCACAGGCCGCAGACTGCTGCACTTGGGTAATAATCCAAGTTATGAAAGCAAAACACGGCTTGCATTACCTGAAAGTCTTCCCTTAAATTGGAAGGATTTCATATCAGCAGTTGCAGATGCAAGAGCTGAAGGCAATTCTGCCAAACCTAAACAGTCAAAAACAGTTGAAAAGGAGAGTAAATGAAACTCGAATTTAATGCCGATGACGTAGAAGTTGTCGATGAGGACTTTTCTCCGCTACCTAGTGGGGAGTACCCTGTGATAGTGGAGGAAAGTGAATTCAGGGANACGAAAGCAGGAGATGGGCATTACCTGTTTCTTCAACTTTCGATAATTGATGGTCATGGTAAGAACAGGAAGCTCTTTGACCGTCTCAATTTGGATAATCCAAATCCACAGGCAGTTGAAATATCAAAAAAACAACTTGCCTCACTCTGCAGGGCAGCCGGAAAGCAGAAGATTNCAGATTCCAGTGAACTGCACGACATTCCTGTTATTGCAAGGGTTGAAATAAGAAAAGGTTCTAACGGTTACGATGACAGTAACGACATCAAGGGATACAAGAAATATCATGCCCCCACCGCATCTATGGATGGATCGGATAAAGATGACCTACCTTTCTGATATAAACCCCCTCATACTCTATGCCATTGGAATATACCTTTCTGGTTGTCTCACTGGCATAGTCCTACTAGCCTTGTCCGTAATTTTCTATTGCGGACAGGGCAACTCTATCATTTTATCAAACAGCGAAAAAACATGCCGAAATTTAACAAGCAGGCATACCTCGCCTGCGATACAAAAGCAAAAAACGCCATTCGTTCCTACCTGGACTCAAAGGGAGTATTCACAAAAGTTTTTGAGGATTATGGGCCGGATATACAATCGTGGCAGCAAGTGTGGCATGAGGTCGAAATTAAATCTTCTTGGGAAAATGAATGGCCTCCAAATTGGAAAACCGTTCATATTCCTGCAAGAAAAAAGAAA